GAACCTTCCGAAGACTCTTCTCTTGTGCTTCCGCTGTAGCTTTTTTTATCTCGTCCATCTTCTTCTTTTGACGAGGAGTTTGTTTTATTTGAGGTTTCAATGCTTCAACAAATAACTCTGCTTCCCCAGAAGAAAGAACCTCTTCTTCACCCAATCCTGTATAGTTAAATAATGAGTTCAAACCACCAGTAATAGCATTTGATAAAACTGGATTGCTTGTGATTGCTCCAGCAATAGCACTTAACGGTATGATTTCTTTTGCCTTTACTCCTCTTGCTTTTCTTAATGCACCTGTCTCTCTATCCTTTATCAAACCCGCTTTGGCATCAACAATAGAAGACACCTTCGGAGGTAATGGATCTATAAACTTTTGAGTTTCATACTGATACGGTGTTATTTTCTTTTGAAACTCACGAACAGATTCATCTTGCAACTTGGCTTGCTCTGATGCAGATAAATCCTCTACAGCAATACCCAACTCTTCTGCACGTTTCTTTGCTTTTTCTGGATCTATATATTTGGGTGTAGTGTACTTACCCTCACCACGTAGCTGAGTTTCTATGTTGTATTGGAGTTGTTCTTCAGTTTGTTTGGGGTCAACTGGAGTAACATATGTTTCGGTCTTTATGACATTGCGAAGTTTATCCTCTAACTGCTCCATCTCTGTATAGTATTCTTCCAAATCAACCTCTTTCATCATTAAACGATTACGAAGTTGATTAATGTCTTCACGTATTTCAGCAGCACTTCTTGCCATAATGCACCTATTTCTCTTTCTTTTGACCCATAGCATTTAATGCTTCAAGATATTGTCTGTTCGTAGAACCATCTTCCAAAACAATAGGAGACTTGCTTCGTTGTTGTTTCATTACCCTACTATTGTAAGCAGCTATAGATCTGAACTGTTCTATGGGGTCGGTAAAATCTTTTTCAATCTTGTCTACTACAGATTGATAACTTTGGTTCTCCCGAAACTGACTCGTCAATGGATCAAAACTGCTTTTATATAACATAGACCCCATCTCTTCTGGCTTGCCCCTAGATGACAACTCTTCATCAGATTCGTGAGACATCTTCAATGCTTCTCCCTGTGTTGCATAAAATCTTTGCTCCAAAGGAGAACCAGGGTCTACTTTCTTTCTCGGCTCTTGAGACTCCAACAGTTGTCCAGCTCGACTACGAATCTGTTCTTGTCTTTGCAAACGAGGATTGATACTTGCTACTTGCTGTCTCTGTCTCAATATATTCAACTGACGCTCCAAAGCCATATCGTCCAACAATCGACGCTCCTCTACTGGTATATAGGGAGTTCTTGTTCTTGCTATCTGCAACTCTTTATATGCATCTATAGCTCCCTCAGCAACCGTACCAATCTCCTCTTTAGTTAAAACAAAAGGGGTATCATCTTCTTGACGCAACTCATCAAACACTGGCTGCGCTGCTCTGCGTAAATCGTCAATGTAATCTTTCTCTGTACTATCATCTTTGGGTACATCTCTTAACACTGCACGATGAAGAACAGGAGACTTCTTTATATATCTTTTCATTGGTGGAGGAGGAAGATCTAATCTATAATCTTTGTTTATTTTATCTCGCAACGCTTTGTCTTTTGATTGCTTAAACATCTGTCTTTCTAAATCATACCTAAGAGCCAAATCAGCAACACCAATGTTTTGTACATCTTCAAACTTACCACTATTTATTTTATATAAATCATCCCCTTTTGTATTCAGCATGTTTCGAACTTGACCCAGCACCTCTTTTCTCTTCTCTTCTTTATCAGAACCAGTATAAGAAACATCAAACATTTTCATTATTTCTGCTTCTATAGCTTCACGAATAGCAGCCTTTCTATATGATTGTCTATCAGCTATTATGGTTTCAGGTGCGTCTTTAGGATAATCTCCTATCAAACCTTGATCAGTCTTTTGTTGTAAATCTACACTCTGAATCATATCATCTACACCCTTATGAAAATCACTACCATCCAAAGCAATAGACATGTCTGATTCCCATGTTGGATTAGAATCCATTTTTCCAAAAACATTTCTCAACGTACTAATGCCTTTATTAACAGACGCGTCTAAAACTTCTTTTTCGGGAGCAACCTTTGATGCATGCTTTCTTGCATCCATATCCAAAGTAGCCAAGCCCTTTAGAGCGTCTTGTTGGTCTTGTTTTAATCGTGCTAGTTTTTGTTCACTTGCTGCTTCTATTTTTAACCTTGCAACTGCATCATTATACAACGCTTTACGATTTGCAAAATCAACTTTATATTGTCCTTCTTTATTTTCTTGTCGAGTTGATTCAATCAACCTTCTATTTTTTTCAGCAACCTGTCTTTCTTTATAGCGATTAGCTGCCTCAATCTCTGCACGTTTCTTTGCCATGTTAATATTGCCAGAGCGTAACTCCTTCATATTTCTGGCCAAGATTTTCAGATAGTCATCATAAGACTTTTGTTCCAACTTCAACACAGACAATGCTGCCTTACGTGCTTCTTGTTCTGATTGATATTGCGTCAATGCTTCTTTGTATGCAGACTCCATCGCATTGTTTATACGAGTGGCGTTTGATTGCATATACATAGTGACAATCTCATTTGCTGCTTGATACGACATTTTTAATAATCCCCCATAATCAACGCAAACAAATCATCATCACGTTTTTTTCGAAGCGCTTCTTCAACCAAAGTAGAATACTCTGGATCACCCAAAAATGCAGAAGGATTTGTATACATCATCATAGCATCAGCAGCCCTATTGCCATCACCACCCATACCTTGTCCTCCTGTTTCAGACATACTAGCACCTTCAACAGCTCTGTATCCAGGCTGATCTCCTCCGAAACCCAAAGCCTGTGCTGTAGCACCGACAACCTGTGCATCTTCAGCAGAAGGTTTGTTCAATGCATACTGTTCTTCTGCAAACTTCATCTTGGCAGCAATACCACCAGCTTGTGCCACCCCTTCTCCGGCAGCACCCAGCAAAGACATCACAGCCTGTCGCTCCATTGCTTTGCGCTGTAGTTCTTGTTGACGCAACTGTTCAAGTTGTTGCTGTTGGGCTTGGGCTACTGAAGACTCCTTTTCAGCAACCGCTCTTTGGGCTTCTGCTCTGGCCGCTTCTCCTGTCTGCTTCAATGCTTGCTGCTGACGAAAGGCTGCACCTTGACCAATGTCTCCAATCGCTTGACTTGCACCAAAACGCGCCAACGCTTCTCGCTCTGCCGTTTGTACTGGAGACATCACACGAGTAGAATATACATCTCGATCTGCGGCTGACATACCAAACGCATCCTCGGCTTCCATTCGCTCTAGCTCTTTCAATCGTCGCTTTTGCTCTTCTGACAACTTTAAGTCTGCCGCTGCACCACCAGCACCATAAGCTCCACTAATGCCCTTTATTAAAGAACCTCCAAGACCAGACAGCAATGCTAGTTCTAAACCACCCAATGACATACTTTACCTCACATATAAAAACATTCTAATGATACCGACCACGATACATTTTGACACATACCCGCTGTTGACTCTGCAACCAAACCAATACTATACCCTCGTACTTGATTGGATATATCATCCAAAACAAAACCATTTGTCATTGATGTACCATTTACAAAAACATTATAAGCCAAACCTGCAGGGGCTTGCTCATGTACTTGATGACGAACAACACCACTTGATATAAACTTGCTATTCATAGCCGGTTTTATTTCTGTCATCCCATCTGTACCATCACCATCAAGCAAACTCTGATGTATCATAGACCACTGAAAAAATAATGTACAAGGACGTAGTATATCAAATGTGATATTTGTATGAGGTATGTAGGCTCGTGGCTTGCTCGACCCACTTGCACCTGCACGATCTGTTATCCACCTTGAACAATACGATAAGTTTTCCAAGAAAGAACCATTGTTTTTTCCACCAAACACACCAGAAACATTAACAGATATATTAGGAGTTGGTTCATATCGACCCTCCATTATATGATGAGTGTCTATCCACTGACCTGTTGCAAAATCAGAAGCAGATAACTTGGCTTGTTTCTTTTGCATCGCATCAAGATTAGAACGAACATCAGATGCATTGATTATTTCAGATGCCGCCCACGTTTTGGGAAATGTAATACTCATTGTTTCCTCATTACCAAATATGACATATCGCTTCTAGAGACTGTATTTTGTTGTGCTGCACCTGTATTGCGTTCAAGAACCCAACAGTTTGTATCAGCAGCAGATAAGTTTTGATAACCTGGCGATAACAAACCACGAATCTGTAATCGTAAACCATGAATATTTAAAGTAGATGGAGGAGAATAAATCCAATCTCCATATCCAGTAGAAGGATGTGTAGCCAAAACTCTAGTGGCTGAAGCCGATGTATCATACAATACAACTGTATGAGGAACAATGGTACAACCATACGTTAATAATGTTCTTGCATTATTGGGTATAGACATATCTCCTTGATTAGGAACAGGTGCCCAACTACCACCGGAATCTTTATACTCCAACCAAATCGCCCAAACACAACCATTTTTATCAACATCATTTACAGGAACATCATTATTAGCAGTTGTTTGATAATCAAACTGCCAATACACTCGTATTACATCCGCACTTGTAACTGGTTGAAGAAATAACCATTCCTGTATATTTACAGCAGGATCTGAAGAAGGGGCTGCTAATGTGTTTGCTGACACTGTTACTGGAGTACTCTGGCTGTCTTTTGCTGCTGCAACCAATATAACACCACTCTTTCCAGTAGCATTGTTCAAATCAAAAGCAGGTTGGTCTAGACCCTCATTGCGTACATTGTCTCCATCCATTGGAAATGCAGCATTGGCTTCAGTAAACTGTTGGTTCAACTGAGTCGAAGACAATGCCGAACCCCGTTTGATTGGATCTGCATTTGTTATTCTGCTCATCTCCATCTCCCAATAAACATGTGTTGCATCGATAACAATGTAAACAAACATCGTGTATTTTCTGTAGCTCCAGCACCAACACCAGCAGCCTGTACAGTAACCGTATTGGGAGAAGCAGTTATCGGAACATCACAAACCATGCGATATGTCGCTGTAGCAAAAGGCATTTTGTGTGCTGTACAAACTTCAACACCATCGAACAACAAACGAATCGATGTGTGCTTCGTACTCCCACGTTGTGTATTATAAAGGTTATTGTACAGGTGAAAAGAGAACTCCCAATGCAACATACCATCTTTCATATCAGACAATGAAAACTCATCTACTGTTACCCATCCACCACCATATGTATTGTATGTTATTCCACGAAACTGATCAGCGGAAGCAACTATAGAAGTATCAGCCAATGCTGTATTGTCCCCACGACGAAGTATGTTCACATAATGAAATGCTTTGTCTTTGGTTTGGGTTTCATCAAACTGATTGACAGGAGTCATGGTACGGTCTATGCCACCATTCAAGCTACCCTTCATCGTGTTGTAGCCTTGATTGAACTGCTTGTAATCTGTTATCGCATTGTCACGAGGATACGCTTCTGTCCACTTCTTGCTCATAACTTCTTGCCCTTTATAATGCGTGTCCCAGATGCAGTATAATCAATCGCATACCCAATCACATGCATATCTGCTGCTGTCTCTATCATAAACTGAAACCAACTGCATGCTTGTGTATATATATCATAACGTAACATTGTAACCAAAGGCTCTTGCCAACTATCCATACCATCCAACTGGACCACATTGTACACCGGTTGATCTGCTATATCAGCTGGCTGCTGTCGCAAGGCTTGGGAAAGATGGGGTTTTGTATAATCATAATCTGTAAAAAACTTCAGAGGAATGTCTTGGTTTCCTCCTGTTGCCATATAAAGATACACACCATGTATCTTCTTCTTTACTGATGCATCACCCATATCCAACCATGCTGACCGAAGAATAGATGTTGAAGGAGGAAAATCTACCGTTGTGTCTTCACGTTTTGTTTGGCCAGCTGCACGTCGATTCGACAATACCATAATCCCATGTTGGTCGTTTGATGATGCAGCAGTATCAGACATGCCAAACATTACTTCACCTGTAGAACTTACAACCATCTGACCCATAGGAAAATCTCTTGTAGACCAACTCTTCTTGTCTGTATGATACACCAAAACCATATTGTTGACAGGACTTCCATCTACAGGAAAAGAAAAGATTAACTCTCTTCTCTTCTTGCTGTATACACCAGATGCTTTTGCCAATGCGTCTACATTTACTCTGCTAAACAAATCGCGAAGGTGAGGTGTAACATTTTGTACATTCGGACTATCACTGTAATCCAAGTTGATATTGACACTGTACACACCATCAAAAGATAAAAATACAACGCCAAGACCAGGGGCTGATACAATCGTATTGGTCGCTGTTGTACCTACATACTGAGATAAACTGGCACTGGTGAAGTTGGGATAATCACCTTGAACTATATCAATACTCTTCTCTCGAAAAATCAATAGATGTGAAAAGTAAGAGTATAATCCAGTAAGACCACCACACTGTCTATGACCCAATGTAATAAAAGAAAACGCTCCATACTGGTCGGGTCTTGCTGGATTAGAAAAGTATAACGTCAAGTCATCATCTCGACCACCATCCAAAAATAAACAATCTTTGTACACACC